TATCAATGAATATGCCAAACTGACTGAGATTAAAATCAATGTTTTGTACTTGATAATGGCCACGACACCTATAAATGTCTGGATCATACTTGCGATCTCGATTTTCTAACAACAACAAATCTTGTATATTTGTTGGAGATATAGTATCATACTGCGGTTGGTCAGCAGTAGCGTTGGCATCTGTGGGATTTTTAGGTCCTAGATATTTGTGAATATACAAATCAGTGCCGCCAACCTGAAACATTTCAGAAACTTGTCGATCAATGAATTTGTAGTCGTTGCCTTTTTCGGGCCGATATAAACTGAGTCTTGGCATAATACATATTTAGCGGGCATAAATATACTTGGAGAATCAAATGTCTGAAAATAGCAACTTAGAAGAACGTCAAAAAGTCTATGATTACATACGAGCCATGCTAGGTGAAGGCATGGTAGATGTTGAACTTGACCCGATACATTATGAAACTGCTGTTGATCGTGCGTTGACACGATTTAGGCAACGCAGTCCTAATGCTGTTGAAGAAAGTTACAGTTTTTTAGAATTTGTCATTGAACAAAATGAATACAGATTACCTGACGAAATCATCGAAGTAAGACAGTTGTTTAGACGCAGTATCGGCAGCAGATCTGGATCAGGAAGTGGCGGCACACTGTTTGAACCCTTTAACATGGCCTACACTAACACGTACTTGCTCAGTGGTAATATGTTAGGTGGTCTACTAACATACGAACTTTTTTCACAATACCAAGAACTGGTAGGGCGTATGTTCGGTAGTTTTATCGAATATCATTTCAATCCCAACACTCACATATTACGTGTGTTGCAACGTCCTTTTGCATCGGGCGAAATAATCTTAATGCGAACTTACAACTATCGTCCAGACTGGGCTTTGTTAACAGACTTGTATGCCAAACAATGGCTAAAAGACTACAGTTTAGCAGTGGCCAAGACCATACTGGGCGAAGCACGTAGTAAATTTGCTCAAATTGCTGGGCCGGGAGGCGCTGGTGGTCTCAATGGTGCAGACCTCAAGTCAGCAGGCAAAGAAGAAATGGCCGCATTAGATAAAGAATTGGAAACATTGATTTCCGGTGGTACTGGTTATACATTCGTTATAGGTTGACACGCTGTACACAATAGTTTATACTTTGTAGAAATTAAGGATTTCTAATGAAGTTACCTAAACTACTGATAGTTGGACACGGACGTCACGGCAAAGATACAGTGTGCGATTTGCTACAAAACTACGGATACACCTTTCAATCTAGTTCAAAGTTCTGTTCTGAACTTTTTATATTTGACACGCTCAAAGACAAATACGGTTACGCAAACGAAGACGAATGCTATCGTGACCGGCACAATCATCGTACAGAGTGGTACGATTTAATACACAATTATTGTAGCGATGACTTGGCAAGATTGGGCAGAGATTTATACGCTCATCACGATATCTATTGCGGATTACGAAACAAAAGAGAATTTTTTGCTATAAAAAACGAAGAACTTTTTGATTACGCCATTTGGGTTGATCGTACAGATCATTTGCCTTCAGAACACGCATCTAGCATGAGCATTGAACAATGGATGTGTGATTATACCATTGACAACAACGGTGATTTAGCAAGACTCAAAAAGAATGTTGACGTATTAATCAACACAATTTTTAAACATCGGGCTATAACTCTGCCTTTAGTTGGAGCAGATCAAAAATCTGGCGATAAATCTCCCTGTTTCCATACAGTTCCTTCTTTGTGAAGAACACGCTGACAGTTTGCACATACTGTCTTAAGGTTGGCGTTTCTACTGTTGTTTAAATTGCCGTCTACGTGAAACACGTTGAACTGTTCTCTGTGCTTGCTTTTGAATCCACATTTATCGCACACTGATTTCATACGATATCCGTCCTGATACCACTTAGGTACACCTTTGCCAGCACCGCCATAACGCAAGCAAGATTCGCACTGACTACGATAGTATATTCTATTGTTTTTTCTATAGTTAACAGCAGCGGGTCGCATACCGCATTTACATAAAGGTCTGTTCATCTAGTATTTATTGCCCTTTTTATCCCCTTTTCTCCTAATATTATCGCCCCAATTTAGATGTCTTTGGGTAAATAAAACTAGCAAGACTCTTAGGAGAGATACAACATGGCATTATCATCACCCGGCGTACAAGTCAGCGTCATCGACGAAAGTTTTTACACACCTAGCGAACCAGGTACCGTTCCGCTAATTGTTATAGCCACAGCGGCTAACAAACAAAACGGAGCAGGCACTGGCGTTGCAACTGGTACATTAGCATCAAATGCTGATACATTATATTTAATGACTAGTCAACGAGATTTAGTTGACACATTCGGAGATCCAATTTTTAAGACTGACGCAAGTAATAATCCAATTCATGGCGGCGAACAAAATGAATATGGTTTACAAGCAGCATATAGTTATTTAGGCGTCAGCAACAGAGCATTTGTACTACGTGCAAATGTTGATCTATCACAACTAGATGCTAGTGCAACTGCCCCAAGTGCTAACCCAGCAAACGGCACATGGTGGTTAGACACTAGCAATACCAAGTGGGGTATTTTTGAATGGAATAGCGATGCTGCTACTGTAGGCGGCAACGGACAAAAATTTATTAACAAAGTTCCATTAGTTATTACCGACACAACTAAAGTTGTAGACTTTGCTGGTCAAGACTATACTCCTAAGGGATCCGTAGGTGCAGTAGGTGCATATGCAGTAGTAGCAGTGACTACAACATTGGCAGTATACTACAAAAATCGCAGCGGTATTTGGGTACAAGTTGGAAGTAACGATTGGTTTAACAGTTGGCCTGTAGTATCTGGTACTGCAAGTCCAACTACAGTTACAGGAACTATTACTATTAATGTTAATGATGCATTGACTACTCTTAATCCGTCAGGCGCATCATTGACTGCTGTAGCAGGATTGATTAACAATGCCAACATAGAAAGCGTTAGTGCAGCAGTGGTCAACAGTAAATTAGAAATTTACAGTGATGGTACAATTGGTTCTGAAGCCAACGATAGTTCGACAAGTAATATTATTACTTTGGGCGGCACTGCATTAACAGCACTAGGTATTACTGCAGGTAATTATCTTGCACCGAGATTGTTAATTCAACCACACACTACAGTACCTGATTACAAGCGTTCAGACAATTCGACTACTGTAAATGGTCGTCCAACAGGATCTGTATGGGTTAAAACAACAACTCCTAACCTTGGTGCTAACTTAGTAACAAAGCGTTATAACAGTGCAACAGACGCTTGGGAAACTGTAGCAGCACCGTTATATGCTACTGGTGCAGCAGCATTGGCTGCTCTAGATCCTACAGGCGGTGGCGCAAATCTTGCAGTCGGCGCACTATACAGTAAATTCAACATTGAAGAAGAAAATGGTGCTGATCTTACACCGAGACTGGCCACATTTAAATTGTTTAGAAGAAATGCTGTTGGCGCAACCACTATCACTAGTGCAGCAGTAACCGCATCTACATTTACTGCCGGTACTAATTCGTTTGTTATTGCAGAAAGTCTAGTTGGAGACGATGCTTACAGCAGCGATGTAACAGTTACGTTTACAGCCAATGGAAACGTGGACGATGCAGATGATTTTGCCAACGCTGTGAATTCAGCAGGTTTAACCAATGTCACTGCCAGTGTTGATAATGCTAACAGAGTTATTATTACTCATGCTACTGGTGGAGATATCTTAATCGGTGAAGGTACTAATACTCCTTTCAACAACATTTTTGCAACCAGCGGCGTAAATGCCACAGCCAACTTGTATGATGCGGCCACAGGAGATGCTACACATGATTATGTTGCAACTCAGTGGAGAGCATTGTCATTTGAAGCCAGTGCAACGGAAGTTACTGCATTGGCAGAAGACCAACAATTATGGTACAATTCTATTGTCGACGAAGTTGATATTATGATCAACGACGGAACAAATTGGGTAGGATACAAAACTTCTACAAGTCCATTCTTTGCTGCTTCTGCTGGATTGAAAACAGATCCTGCTGGCCCAATTATCAGCGCCAGCGAACCAACAGAACAAAGCGATGGGTCTGCATTAGTTAACGGCGATCTATGGATCGACACTAGCGACATTGACAACTACCCAGTAATTTACAAATTCAACAGTTCTTTACCAGTTAATAATCAGTGGGTGTTGATTGATAAAACTGACCAGAGCAGTGAAGATGGAGTATTGTTTGCCGATGCACGTTATAACACCGCCGGTGCTAACAGTGACGAGCCAGGATTAATTACAGACCTATTAGACAGTAATTATGTAGACCCAGACTGCCCACAGCCTGCATTGTATCCAAAAGGCATGTTGTTATGGAATCTACGCCGAAGCGGATTCAACGTTAAGAAATTTGTACGCAATCATATTGACTTGGCAGCATACAATACTCTTGTTGGTGCAGCGCCTGGCGAATACATGAGTGCTTACTATCCACATCGTTGGGTTAGCGAAGCAGCGAACCAAGTAGATGGTTCTGGTACATTCGGCCGTAAGGCACAACGTGCAGTGGTCATTCAGGGTCTACAAGCAGTAGTCAACAGTAACCAAACTGTACGTGACAGCGACAGTCGTGTGTTTAACTTGATTGCTTGCCCTGGCTATCCAGAATTGATCGGTGAATTGATCACATTGAACTACGATCGCGGTTTAACTGCTTTTGTAGTGGCTGATACTCCAGCACGTTTAAACAGCAGTGCTACTAGTTTATTAGCATGGGGCAATAATGATGGCGGCGCAGCCCAAGACGACGATCTAGGTGCAGTAAGTTTCGATGAGTATGCAGCAATGTACTATCCATGGGGCTTCAGCAGCGACAACTTCGGCAATAACATTGTTGTACCACCGAGCCATATGATGTTGAGAACTATCAGTTTGAACGATCAAGTGGCATATCCTTGGTTTGCACCAGCAGGTACACGTCGAGGCGGCATTACTAACGCAACATCAGTAGGTTATGTAACTGGCGAA